GTGATACCCACGGTAATACTGTACTGGCGCAAACGGCAACGCCGGGGCTGTTGTCCTGGTAAGCTCTATCGATTCTGTCGTTACAATTTGTGTCGTCATCAACGTCTGCCATCAGGACGAACATCGATTCTTGGTACACCCAACTGCCACTGAGTGCCCAGCGTATCTGATTCAATCTTGAACGCCATCTGCCGCCCACGCACCCGGCTATACACAATCTCCGTAAACTCTTGCACGTTATAAACCTGTTGCCCTGCGTACGATTGGGCGGACTGAATAGTTGGGTTTGGCGCAACACCGTATGCTGAACCGGGGTTTTGCCGTGGACGTACTACAAACTTGACGCGTGGTTTTTCCGGTGAAGGTGTAGTCGATCCGTTGAACGTAATATCCGGCAGCATCCGCCACACAAACCCGTAGTTATGCCCATCGCCTATATCAAAGTCTGACGACTGGATGTATGCACTAATTGGGGTTGGTGGGTTAGTGGTACCGTCATCAACTGCGGCTTCGTGGAACACAGTAATGTTGCTGCTTGTTGTTGCCATTGGGAATTGACGCAACGGCGAATCTAGCCAAGCAGTTCTATCCATCGTGCCGTAATACCATACCCGGTCAAGGTAGTTGAAGATAACGTAGCGATCAATAACTTCTGAATTGGCAGAGCAGTAGAACCACCATATTTCTGAGTACCCTTCGTTTGTACCTGCAAAGAATTGTTCTTGCTGTTCACGGTTAATATCTTCAAACACATACTGACGTAGAGCGCAAGGCAAAGTCTGCACCCGCCCGGAGTACTCGTAAAATTTGTCCGTACCCATCCAATACACTGCACCAGCCGCCGTTGCCATCGCGTTCTGCGAAGCAATTGATATGTTGTCTGCAAGTAATGCAAAACCCCAGACAAGCGGTGGGCCAAGATACTGCATAGAGTAAATAGCCGCATCAGTCCATACCACAATTTCTTGGCGAGTTTGAAGAGCGCCAACAATGTACGAACCGTGCGATAGCCGGTAGTCACCTGCTTGGTTAACCGTAGTTGGTTGCCATTCTGTGTAACTTTCCTGCGCCGTCCAGCGAATTAACATTGGATCGAGCGTTACTGACGCATACACGCCGCTTGGGTCATTACAACCAAACGCAATCACAATACGTGACGAATCCGACACCATGATTTCGTTTACAAGCGAAGGCGTATAAGCGCCAGATACAACTACACCACGCGTTGTAAATGCAGGGCTTGCACCCGTACCGGGTTGCCATAAATAGATTGCTCCGCCGCGCGGGTTAAATAGTAAATCCTCGCCAAAATTAGACTGGCTCCACAAACGAAGCTGCGCTTCTGTAGAAGAGCCGTTAGAAAAACCTTCACCCCAACCCGGAAACGAAGTGGCTTGTGATACTAAATCACCATTACTATGTGAAGCGGCAGTCGTACCATCAGCACCACGGGTACAGCCGGTAAAGTCTGTTGCTGTTTTGCCGGAATACGTTATGTATTCGCCGTTAATCCAAATTGCGCCACTAGCAGTAAAGGTTGATGTGCTGGCGACGGTAATTGTAGTTACGCTATTGTTGATGCCGCCATTTAATGTTGATGAAGAAGTGCCCGGAATAAATCCACCCCAAGGCGGCACTCCCCATCCAGTACCTACTGTATTAAAAGCAGGGCCTACGTTAATTTGATATGCCGCGTCTGTATTAGCTCCGCCATTACCAGAATCAGATGAATTGGCTGCTATGGGGCTGGTTATTGTGTATTGAGTTCCAGATAAAACATTTTGAATTTGAAACTCAGAGTTGAGCACTGTCGCAGTTATAACACCACCAAGACTGACTGCATTGCTAAAAGTGACAAAGTCTCCGACTTGCAATCCAGACACGCTGGTATCTGTTACGGTAATTGTTGTAGAACCATTTGTAGCAGCAAAAGTAGTGGTGTTTGTAGTGGTCTGCCTGATTGGTGTAATGTCGTAATACGCGCCGCCGTTTTCTATATAAAACTTTAAATTAGTGCCAACACCCATTAAATTAAACCCTTTGAGGGTTACCCAGTTCCACAAGGATTTGCATGAACCAAGAAAGGTGTTGTACGACAACGCCGCCCAACCGCCAATTTTTTCAGGGTAGCCGGAACGAAAGCGAATCTTGTCGCAATCAAACCAGCCCCCTTCGTTGGCGAGTGTCGTACCTTCGCGGTTTACACCGGGGCGGAACTGAAGTTTCTGTAAAGGCATGATGCGTCCTTATACAGAACCGTTTGAAACTACATCACCTAAAGTCGTCCAGTTTCCAGACGAATCTATTTTTGCTATGTTAGTGGCTCCGTTTTTTAGATACAGCACACCACCAACTTCAGTAAAAGTATAGTTTGTTGTTGCAATCGTCCCCGCACCCGCAGCCACGTTACCTGTTAGATTGCCTGTCACGTTGCCTGTGACGTTGCCTGTCACATTGCCTGTCAATGGGCCTGAAAAAGCAGTAGCAGAAGCAGTACCCCCCACCGAAAAATTGCCAACAACGTGATTTAACTGCTCAACAACGTTTGTGCCGTCGGAGCGAAGCAGTACTGTTTTGCCTGTGGGGATTGCTACGCCGGTACCGGCTGCTGTGGTATTGCCAAGGACTGTTGAACAATAGATTGTTGCCGTATAGCCAGAAGGATTGTTAACAACATACAGTTTGGTGACTGGCGGTACGTAAACAGCAAACCCAGCGCCTGTGGTTGTGGTCAAAGATATCGCTGCGCATCGTGCTTGGTCTGCCGCACCATTAACCGCTGTTAATGCTTGGTTGGCGCTTATGACTGATACTGAAGCAAGTCCAGAAATAGCATCTTCAATTAACGTACCAAGGTTGGTGTTAGTCGTAGTACCCCAAGTGCCTGACTGCTCACCCGTAGTAATTAATTCAATCCGTAAATCGGGGCTGTATGAACTTGGCATATCTATTCCTTACCTTTGCCTGACGGCGTTGTATTGTTTGACGCATTGGTCGAGGGCTGCTTGGAGGCGGGCTGCGTCGGCACTGTACCCTGCAAGAAATTCTCCATCTCGCCTTGCCAATTCCGCACCGGAGGCTCCACTGCAAGATCGGGTAACACCGGACACGGCACCGCTTTCGGCGGGGCGCTCCTTCCTGTCGCGCAGGCTGTTAGTAAGAGCGGTAGCACGAGCATTAATATCCCTGATCTGCGCATCCTTTTCCCTCCGCAGCTTGTCTGCCGCTGCCTGCATCTCTTGCTCACGCGCTCTGGCGGCTTCCTGCCCCTTGGCGTATTCAGCGTACTGCTCGGCCTTTTCCTTCGCCCACTCAGCCTGCACCTCCGCTTTACCCGCAAAGTTGCCTTTATAATACCCGCCCCCAGCCGCCGCGCCAATAGCAAGCACAAACGTCAGCAAGACCCACGGGTTGAAAAACGCTGTCACTTTGGCGGTACTTTCGTCCCGTCCAGCTTCTTATGGACAGTAATCTCTTTGCAAACCTGTACTTCTTTGCCCTTCTTATCTTTCTGGGTGTTGCAGACTTTCTTGGTCTCGGCTGCGTGAATCTGGAACACCAAGAATGCACTTAGCAAAACGGTAACTGCCATGCGTAGATAGATAAACATCAGTTGATCTCCGGGTGAGGGGGTTGAACTGGGGCTGGCTTGCCGCCATAGCCTGTGGCAACGGTTTGGGTTACTGGGTCTAAGATTGGCTCCATGCGTATAGGTGCTTGCGTAGGCGCAGGAGTCTTGGGTGCCGGTGGCGGGTCTGCTTCAGGTTTACTCAGGTTTGGCGGCACGAACTGTGGCAGCGCATCCTTACCCTTTACAGCCAGCAACGTAGCCAGAGAGCCGAGGATGTACTTCGACATATCCGACAGAATCAAAAAGAACTGCTTGTCCGCCGGAGCCATGCCCGACATCGGCTGGGTTACAAAAACGACACTATATAAACTTACGCCCACCATGATGACCACGGTGAAACAGAACGTCAGGGCAATACAGAACTTAATTACTGCATCGTGCTGCTCCTGAGTTAGCGCAAGGAATTGGCTTATCAGTTTTAGCGGGTTCATACGGTTCTACCTTTGCATCTTCAGGTTTGATCAACTGATCCGGGCAAGTTCCGGTGCTACTGCAATACGGCCTCTTACATTCTTTCTTTTCCCAGTTCTCGGGGTCTTGGCAGGGATACCTAAAGCGTTCGCACCCACTAAGCCAGACGAGAGCCAGAAT